GCCGCACCTGTACCACGAATCTTAATGCCGGTAGTTTTGACATCTTCACGGGCAGGGTCTCCAATACTGACACGCATGGCGGGGCCGCTAGGCTTGAAGTCTTTTGCAGCCATTGTGTTTGGATCTCGTTTTTTGGTTATCGTAGCGGCATGAGCCTCTGAGCCAAAACGTTTACCATCTAACTTAGATGAATTTTGCGCCATATCAACCTCGCTTTTGAGCAGCAACTTTTGCCATGCCACGACCAATTGACAACATGTCAGCATCTGACTTGCCACCTTTGGAAGACTTTGTACCCTTGCCTGACTTAGCAGCAACCGTTGGGCCACTGTTACCAAGATTCTTACCCTCGGTCTTACCTTTTTTAGCTACACCATCTGCGCCGCTTTTATACATGATAACTCCTTAAGTAACCGCTATTGTAACTGTACCAAGCTCGATTTGGATAATCAAGTCATTCGGTGTTAAACCATCATCTCTAGAGCCACCAACTGGGTTCCAGCCCCATTGAAATATTCTGCTACCACCCTCTTGAGTGCCAGCGCCTAGTGGCCCAACACCCGTCAAGTTAATCTGCAAACCACTTGTACCTGACACAACATAACTGGTATCTGGACGAGGATTTCTTATGGCTTGCGGGTCGTTTACCGGATACATGCCTAACTGCAACTGCGGCTGATCTGGTTCCCAGCACTCACGACAAACCAAAATGTTTTTAATCTGTGTCTTAATAACTAACTTTTTAAGTTCTTTTAGCTTAAACCGTTGACCGCACCGATCACACTCTGCAATCGCATATTTACCCGAGGCGAATTGACTAGGCATCGTTTAACTCAATAAAACATATTGCGTGGCACAAAACGAAGAGGTGCCTTTTCGCGATCCTCGTCTGCAGCAAGCTGAAACTGTTGTTCGTACTCTGACTTTAAAAATCCAATACGGTCTGGAGTTACATCTGGCAACTTGGCAGACAGGTAAAAAGCAAGCCCAGCAACCATACAAGTTAAGAAACGGAATGGAATATCCTGTGTAGACACACCACCACCGGAGTCCTGAATCCTGCGAAGTCGCCAATACACAAACGTATACTGATCTCCCGGTGCGTTTGGCGTAGGCCATACAACAATTTTTGGAGCGTTCGTGCCAGTTGTTGGATAGTCTGCACCGGATTGACGGTTGATCCACACCTGAATTGGTCGCGCCAAGGCGTTTTTGTTCGGAATAGTCGCGTATGTAGACTCTGAAATACGGGTAATGTTAATGTCAGTTTGGTTTTGACCAGAGCCAGTCCGAATAACTGTGTCCAGCAAATCAATTGTATCAACGGGCAAGTTATACGTAGACTGCCCCGTAACCATAGGGATCGAGCCTTGCTCAATAGTCCAGAGGTTAATGCCACGATTCGCCCACTCGATTGTCAGCAGGTTTAAACTGCGACGCGCAGTGCGTAGGTCATATCCAGTACGCAGTTCTTTCCCGCAGCGCTCAAACGCCTCTTCCACTAACTCGGATAGGTCTAAGTTAAAGCCTGCGGTGCCGGACGTTGTCATCTAATATAATCCTTTACATACTGCTTAAGTAATTTTGATATGTCTGTTCTTGTGTTGGAGCTGGGCCAGTATTAGGTGTTCCCATTTGACTTTGATTGACGTTTTGACCACCTATTATTCGCTGCAAATATGGACGTGCATACTCTGGAATTTGGCCCATACCACCCATCTGACCTTGCATACCAAATTGCGCCATCATTTGTTGACTACCTCGTTGGTTAGGTTGCTGCATTCCACCCATTGGCATACCACGCAAAATATTACTCATTTTTTGCATGTCACCTTGCTGACCGAAGCCTTGTTGGTTAAATCCACCGCCAAAGCCACCACCAAATTGGCCCTGCATGCCACTACCAAAGCCACCCATTTGAGGAGATTGACCGTAACCACCACCAAATCCACCCATTTGAGGGGACTGATTAAACCCACTACCAAAACCATTGCTAAAACTATTACCATAACTACCCATAGGCTGCTGCTGGTTAAAACCACCCATTTGAGGGCCATATCCACCACTAAAACCACCCATACCATCCATTCCGGGATTAAATCCGCCCATGCCATAACCACCCGACATAGGAGAACTGCCCATTTGGCCTCCATAGTTGCCAGATGCTGGAGGGTGACCCATTGATTGCCCCATAGGTTGTTGGCGTTGACCGTAACCCATTTGACCGCCGCCAAAACCACCCATAGGTTGTTGACCAAAGCCGCCTTGCTGACCGCCAAAGCCGCCACTCATAGGTTGCTGTTGACCGCCACCCATTCCGCCTGCTCCGCCGCCACCAGCCATAATTACACCTTCCTAAACGGTTTAACTTTTTGTTTAATTTTAGCCGGTTGTGGCACAAATTGTTTGCTAGTAGCCATTACTTGTACCCCTTGAACCCTTTGAGACCGGAGAATCCTTTAATCTTTTTGGAAACTCCGCCACCTTTCGCAAACATAGTAAATTCATTACCGTCTTTGCGCTTAGCTTTCTTAGCTCCGGGCATTTTAGACGGCATGATCGCGCCCATTCCGCGAGAGGCTCTCATTTCAGCACATTCCGCCGGACTTCATCTTAATCATTGTGCCTTTTGTCTTGCCTTTTGACACACAACCATCAGCACGGCTAGAAGCAGAACCACCTTTTGCGAGCTTTGTCATGTCTGACTTTTTGCCGCCATGAAGTTGTTTTTCATGCATGCCAACAGCTTTTTTAGCCATAGCTTTGTCTTGCATCATATCGTTTTTCATAGCACCACCTTCCTTAAATAAAGTCATTTTACCGTGATCGGTTTTGGGTTTTCCTGCTTTCTGTAAATCAGGGCGACTTCCAGTTGAAAACTTTTTGCCCTTGCTTGCTTGAGAGTACTCTTGTGCAACGCCTACTGGAATACCTGCTTCTTTAGCAAACGCTGGATTGTGCGCTGCAGCATCCATGAACTTTTTTTGTTTTTCGCTAGTCGCGGGCATTTTTATCAGTCTCCAATACACGATCAAGTTTACGCTCTAACTTGTCAAATCTGTCTAATATAGACTGCATATCCTGTCGCATTTCTGAACGAGTAACGTGGTCGCGAGAAAACTCTTCGCGTGTCCTGTTAAGCAACTTAGTTACATCGTTAAGCGCTTTAAATTTCTCGTTCATAATGTACCCGATCCCTGCCATAAAGACAGTCAGTACTACGTTCCAAAGCATCATTTCCATCGGAGTCATGTCAACATTTCCATCGTTTGAGGCTGGCGGCTTTGCGTGTAGGCTTGCCGCTTTCATCTTTCATCGGGCCGGGCATACCACTCATTCTTGCACAAAATGACTTCTTGCGTGGGCCACCTTCGGGCTGTGGAGCCTTTAGATTTGACCCAGTCGCTGCGTTGTATTTGGCACGCCCTTTGGCAGTCAAACCTGCCCCCTTAGAGACGGGAAGCTTTTCGCCACGACCGACTGCTAGAGAGGGTGTCTTCTTAGCCATAGAACACCGAAGTTGTTACTGACGATCCGACGCCAACAAAAAAACCATTTGGACAAAGAATGCCTTCACCGGGAATTAGTACTGGTAAACCAATTGTATTAAATGTATCAATCTCAACGTACATATCCGCATACATATTTACATTGCCAGATGTCGTCGCATTTGGAATTGCGGCTACTGTAAAAGTATTTACGTCTACATAAGTTATTGGATAAACGCCAGCACGAGTCGTTCCTGTCTTGATTTCCAAGAACACTCGCTGCCCATTAACCAATCCATGATTCGTAATGGTAACTGTAACTACACCAAGAGTTTGACTATACGTTCCAGCTTTTAAAGTTGCCGGATTACACACGGCCATATTTCTAGCAGACACAGTTAATGATGTAACAGTCAATGACTTTAAGCGAGTTCGATTAGTTGTAACAAGCTTTCCCGGGCCAGTAACATAATCAGAAGTAACGTCTGTTTGCATTGACATGATCTGTTACCCGTAAAAAATAGTCGTTGATACGGTTTCGGACGGTAAAAATACATAGACGCCGTTAGTTGCTAATACACCTTCTCCGGGAATCAACGTATAAAAAGACGTTGCCGTGGCTACATCAATCTCAATCAAAATATCACTGTATACGCTAACATTACCGCTGGTAGTTAACACGCCAGTGGTGACCGTAAAAGTATTTGCGGTAGGAGTAGTCTGTACAAGGTAAGTATTGCTTACAGCTGTACCAGAAGTGAAGTTTAAAACAATTCTACTTAAACCAGCAGTCAACCCATGATTCGGTAAGGTTACGGTACACACCGTAGTACCCGGAATAGCGTATGTTGCAGCGCGCAAATTATTATCGCAAATAGAAACGTTTAAAACGCTCGACGTTGAAGGCGAAACAACAATGCCCTTTAATCGTGTGCGATAAGACACAGCCACGCCTGTTTGCGTATTGTGATACGACTGTACGTCAGTTTGCATCATAATTAATCTCCTAGATGTTAAAAATGGGGGCGAACCCCCACAGAAGATTAGTTCTGGAATGCAGTCGGGTTATATGAACCATCTGAGTTACGAACAACGTATGCGATCACAACAGTTACAGCACCCGTAACCGAAGCGCCTGTAGCAGTGAATGTAACCAATGCATCTGTAGCACCGGCGTTAGCAGCGACAGGGGCAAAAGTAGCGGCAGCGGTTTGTGGGTAAACACCAGCAGAGGTAATCGTAGCGGCAGTGGCATAGTCAACACCAGCAATTGTCACTTTCAATGTTGTAGCCGAGGCAAACAATGTTGAGGTAATGAATTGAACTGAAGTGATGCAAGCACCGGCTGGGATTGCGCCAAGTGAACCTGTTAAACCGGCAACTTGTGCGGCTGTAAGGTTGGATGTTTGTGCAACGATTGTTGCGCCCATGTTGCGGACTGTACCGGCAGTAGAACCTGTTGTGTTCTTAACAGTGCCAAGCAGCCACGAACCAAGATGTGAAGCTATGCCCATGATAATTCCTTGTATATGCAGTACTACGCTTTACTGTCTCTGCATCGTCCGCTGGGGCGGTCAGTAAAGCTGGGGGTTCCCAGATTTCTTTAATAATAACCTATACAACAATAAATGCAAGCAATAAAAAACCCCGCCTTTTGAGCGGGGTCAAACCATCAGTTTCTAACAGTTTATTTATGCACCAGCAGAGCCGTACATACCAAGCGGATCCGACCAGCCGAAGCTATAACGTTCGCGAGATTTGTAACGCACGTTGCCTGTATCGAAGTCACCGTCCATCGAGTTCGACAGGGGTGTACGAATAAAGTGCTTCATGCCGTTAGGAACATCAGTGCAAAGGAACCAAGCGTTTGTGTCTGTCAAGAAGTTGTTGACAGTGTATCCACCGGGAATTGAACCGTTGTTCTTCAGTGCATTAATGTCGTTGTCAGTAGTTCCGACACGCAATGAAGTTTCGAGCAAACGAGTTGCAACAAACTGGAGTGCAGGAGGAATAACCAACTTAACAGGTTTAGCAGCGATCAACAAGCCACGCTCATCTGTCCATGCGGCGATTTGAATAACAGCGTTTTCCAACGAAGTTTCGTTCAAGTCAGCAGGAGTAGAAGGAATGTTGCTGTTTGTACCGCCACCAACCAAGGGGTGCAAAGCGCTGAAGAGAGGAACGCCGTCGCCACCGTTATAACCAGTAGTGAAACCGTTGTTCAAGACAGCAGAGCCTTTAATTTCCTTGGTGTATGCCATCGCGCGGGCAAGAGCTTTTGTATAACGAGCAGACAGTGAGTCATACAAGTTATCTTCAATTGCCTCTTCCGTGAGCGAAAAGCCCAAAGCAATGGTCTCGTGTGAGTAACGAGCTGTAAAAGCTTCTTGAGCATTGTCGTATGCAATTGCAGAACCTTCGTTCTTAACAGGTGCAGCCGAGAAGCCAGAAAGCTTAGTCTCTTCTTCAAACGAACGCTCGGAGGTCTCTGTTTCGTAGATCTCTTTGTGTTGTTGACCATATGTAGCATACTCCATACCGAACAATGCATTCAGTCCGGGGAGAAGTTCTTTAAGTAGTTGTGCGCGTGAAATAGCCATGATTTAGCTCCTTATACGCCGACGGCGGTGTTGTAAGCATGCATGCCGAAGTTGAACTTTACAACCACTTCAGGATACAACGTGTTGCCACCAGATTGATAGGCGGAATCAGGTACAACGTCAACAATACGAACTGTCAATGTATCGGTTGTGGCGGTAGTGGCATTCAAAGCAATCTGTGAGTTACCAGCAGCAGTGATTGCGGTGTTGTCTACGATTGTGGCGTTTTCACCAACAGCAGTATATTGAACACCTGTCACAACTGTTGTGCCAGAAACGACAGCAACTTCAAACAATGTATCTGGATCATCACAAACATAAGCTGTGATAAAGCCAGTTGTCACTGTAGTTCCACCAACAAAATTTTGCTGGTATTGAACTTGACCTGTGCTTGGATTAATGAATTCACAACCAAGAAACACACCAGCGAAGCCGCCAGTAGGTTTAGCAGTTGTTGCAGCAGAGCGAGCAACGGTACCGTCATTGACTTTAACGAGCAAGTCGCCAAAACCAATTGAAGTAGCATATGCGCTTGCAATACGCATTTTACGCGTAGAACCAGCAAATACTTGACCACCAATCAGATTGATTGGTCGAAAGCCATAAGGCTTGTCAACAGTAGGGTAAGCCATAATTAACTCCAAAGATTAAATTTAAGAACCTTTACCAAAGCTAGTTGTGGACTTGCTCTCTTTAAAGAGTGGCATCCGGGCATCGCTCTGGCGCATTAAATTGTTGTCTACAGAATCCGTTTGAGCCTGTGTTTGGCGAGCATAGTGTGCTGCGCGTTGATCCACAAATTCGGAAGGAGTCTTGCAAAGCAACAACCCGTCAATCTCAATGCTGTCTTTAAAACGACTATTGGGATCAACTAGCAGTTGAAATTTTGGTTGTTCCTCTATCTTGACTGGTTCCCAACCTTCTCGCAGTTTGGAGGAGAGGTTTTTAGGGTCAGCCTTGCCTAGAGTGGCAACACGAATCCATCTATACGAGTACCCAGCCTGTTTGTCTGGCTCTGGGAGCAACTCAGCGGGCGCCCACTGCTTTGGACGCTGTTCAGTTGCACGGGTCTCTAAATCACGAGTAGTTCTATTCTCAGCCATTATTTGGCCTCCAATTTAATTGCTTCACGAGCGTATTGTTCGGGGGTCAAACCAAGTTTTTTTGCAAGTTGGATTTGACTAGCCTTAAGCCTAACCTTATTAGGAGAGGTACTACGCGCCGCAGAAGCGACTACCGTGCCTGATCTTGTGCGAGAGTTTCTCGTTTCCGGTTCGTCAAAATTTTCTGAGAACCGTCTGCGCATTGTTTTGTCCAATGTCGCATAATAATCATCTGAACCCACAACTACACCGTTTCGTTTAAGCTTTTCGTGTAAGCCTAAAGCTGCGGCAGTCATTTCCTCATCTTGACCAAACCAAGTATTTCGCTCTTGCCACGATAATGCTCGGTTGTCAGGTCTTGAAACAGATTGTTCTTGTTGCTGTTGTACTGCAAAATCTTCTTGTTGTAAAGGCGCAGGTCGATAATTTTTTATTTGATTGAGTTGAAATGATGCATTACTAAGCTTTTCTTGAGCCTCAACTAACGCATCGGTATCGCCTGAATCGTAAGCATCTTTATAAGATTGTTTCGCCGCATTTAGCTCTAACGTTGCAGAGTGTGCCGCAGTAGCGATAAATTGTTGTTCGCCATTGCTGTATTGCGCTCTTAGACGTTTATTCTCTTCAGAAACCTTACGGGCGTATTCAACAGCTTCTTGTTGCTCACGGTAGGCAGACTCCTTGGCTCGGCGTTCATCGTGCCAAACCTTCTTCATCTGCTTTAAGCGAACCTTAACTTTGTCGGAGTATTCCTCTAACTCGTCTTGTTCCAGCTCTTCTACTACGTCTTTGGGCATGGGTTCGCGCCCACGATCCTGTTCAGGAGTATCGTCTTCGATCTCAATTTCAATCTTAACGTCACTCCCGCTATCCATCTCAACTTCGTCTGGGAACTTAAACTCGTCTTTTTCGTAGTCAGCCATTTTGTAGGCTCCTTATTTACGTTTTATACCGCGAGGGTCGTCTACAACGCCTTCAACAGTGTCATCATTGATAAGACGGAACTCACGCCCATGAATAACTAGTCTTGAGCCAGCATTAGGACGGACTAAAACAAAGTCGCCTTTCTGACACCAAGGGCCTGATGGGAATTTTTTTTCGTCTTTGTAGCAATCTGCGCCTAACTCAACTACAAACAGAACCGTTGTGAGGATCTCTTCGTTGCGTAAGGTTTCATCTGCTTTAATGAGACCGCTGTCGTACTCTTTTTCCATTTCTGGAATGGCACACAAGATGTGGTAGCCAGAGGGACGGGGAAGTTGTCGTGCCTTCTCTTCAGCGGTGGCTTCGGAGCTGTAAAAACCTACTACTTGTGGATTATCGGGGTTTGAGCCGATAAGGATTTCACTCATCTGAGTTCTCCATGCGTTGTTTGAGGTCAAGGGTATAGCCCCGTGCGATGGTAAGACCTCTAATCTCACCGCACAGTTTTTTGTACTCCTCGAAAGTCTCGGGTCTACCCGTACTTATAAAGTCTTGGAGTTGGTCAATCTTTTCATCAAGCTGCTTAATTAACACCTCGAAAGCATCCATCATTCACCTTTTGTCGGTTTGTTTCTTTCTTGCATATCCATCTGACGTTGTTTTAAAGCAACATCTGACCCAATTTTAATGCCATCGTATTTTTGTTTAGCATCGCTATCCCGTTTGTTTTGTTCGGATTGCAATCCAAGCTTAATGCCTTCCAACTTTTGTTTATCTTCAGAGCTTTTTTTGTCTTGCTCAGCCTTAAGCCCGATCCGTGTGCCTTCAATCTGCGCTTGGCTATCAATACGAGACTGTTCAATCTGCAGTTGTTGTTGCTTAAGCTGCATATCCATAGCGTCTTTCTGCTTCTTGCGCTCCAACTCACCCTGTTTAATCTGCAACTCTTGTTGTTGCATTTGAACCAAAGGATCTTGCGCTTGAGCTTGAGCTTGCTGCTGTTGAGCTTCTTGTTGGTTGCCCTGAAGAAGTTGTTGTGCAGCCTGAGCAAGCAATGGGGAGAGTCGTGCTTCAACTTCCGGACTCATATTGTTATCTTCACCAGACTCGTCTTTCTGAGGTGGCAAGCTCATACCTAACTGAGTTTCAATTTGCTTGCGATATTCCATTCCTAAGTGTTCGTTAAGATGGTTTTGCATTGCTGACTGAATCTGTGGAGCCATTGGATTATTTTGAAGCAATTGCATAATCTTTGGGTCTTGCATGGCAGACATGTGAACAGTCATGTGTGCTTTGTGGTCTTGGTACAAGAATGCCTTGACCGGTTTCATCATCAAAACGTTTTGGTTCTCAGTAACTGGGTCTGTAGGCTTCTGATCCTCATCCATTGGAATGAGTTTCTGTACCTCTTTAATCCCAAGCACATCCAACATCTGTCGGTGCAAGAGCGGCATGTTGTACATCTGTGGTGCGCCTTGAGCCAACTGCAGAACTGCTTGATATTGAACAATCTTCTGTGCCATTGTGCTGGCATTTGGATCACTAACAGGCACGACATCTACATTATCGTAATCAGACTTCTTAGCTCGTCTGTTACCCTCTACAGGCTCATAGTTGTAGTCTTCAGGCGTATAGTCGGCAATAATCTTCTTCAGCAAACCAAGCTCGCGCTTCATTGAGAAGTGGACTCGGGCCTGAACGGCTGACATTACCTTCAAGGTTCTCTCTAAGATAGCCAGCGTTGTACCAACTGGGGAGTTGGCAGACATATCACTGATCTGAAGGTCAGCAGTGTTAGCAAAACGGCGACCGTCTTCAACAATCTGGTTCATTAAACCTAACAGAACTTGGCTAGGCTCTTTGTATGGCAGAGGC